ATGGACATCACCTTAGTAAATGGTGCAAAGATTTACGTCAGAGGCTCTGACCGTCCAGATACCCTTCGTGGTGTCAGTTTGACATATTTAGTATTGGACGAGGTAGCTGACATTAAGAGTGAAACATGGGAGAAGGTCTTACGTGCTTCTCTTTCTGATAAAAAAGGATCTGCCCTGTTTATCGGTACTCCTAAAGGACGTAACTGGTTTTACGATATGTACAATACTGGTCTTGAAGCAGAAGACGCAGATTGGAAGTCTTGGCACTTCACCACCAAGGACAATCCCTTAATTGATCCTGATGAGATTGAAGGTGCAAGAAAGAGTTTAAGTTCTTTTGCATTTAAGCAAGAGTATGAAGCAAGTTTTGATAATGCTGGTACAGACGTATTTAAGGAAGTTTGGTTGAAATATGGTGAGGAACCTAGTTATGGTTCTTACTACATCGCAATTGACTTAGCTGGCTTTGAAAATATGAACAACTCAGCCGAGCGTAAGAAAAGATTAGATAAAACAGCTATCGCAGTGGTTAAAGTAGATGAAGATGGTGAATGGTTTGTTCACAAGATTGAAACTGGTCGTTGGGATATTCAAGACACTGCCAGACGCATCCTAAAGAACATAGCGGAGTTTAAACCTTTGGCTGTAGGAATAGAGCGAGGAAGTCTTAAGAACGCTGTGTTGCCTTATCTAAGCGATTTGATGAGGTCTAACAATGTGTACTGTCATATTCAAGACTTGACACACGGTAATAAGAAAAAGACTGAACGTGTTATCTGGGCATTACAAGGACGATTCGAGCATGGTAAGGTTGTCCTGAATGAAGATGAGGACTGGGCTGATTTTAAAGATGAGTTCCTAATGTTCCCAACACCACAAGTGCATGATGACTTGATTGATGCTTTAAGCTACATTGACCAACTAGCGGTTACATCTTATTTTGCAGATGATGACTCCGATGAATATGAACCTTTGGATATGATAAGTGGCTACTGATACATACATACAAGACTTAATGGCTCAAGCTTTAAATGATTATCCTTTTATTGCTAAACACGATCCTCAAGTCACACTTGGTAAAGGTCAAGGATTTGCTGAAACTTATCCAATTGGTGAAACAGGTAAGCCTTTAGGTAATGGTCAGTTTTCTAGACCATCCGTACTTCCTATTGATAAAATTGGTGTTGAAATCTACCAGCCAAATAAGTTTTCTTCTCATGATTTAGCTGGAGAAGTCCTTCATGGTGATCCTTATGCTGCAGAAATTCGCAATAAGTTGTTAGCTACATTATCTCCTGAACAGTTAAAGAAAATGCAATATCACTTTCTTGATTATGAAGAATCTTTAAAACAAGGACAACCTGCTGATAGAGCAATACAGAATTTAGGAGATGCTGCTTTAAGAGGATATGTCTTAAATCAAGTACCAAGTAAAGTTAATAAAGACATTGGATATACAGAAGAACAAAAAGCTTTATTTGATTCTTTAACAAAATATATGAAAACACCAATGACTACTCCATCAACCAATCTTTTTTATAAAGACCCTTTCGGAGATACAACATATCCTTATGGACAATAGACTATTAGACAACTGCCCTGTTGCTCTACAAAACAACAAAATAAATATTAAGAACCATCTTAAAGCAATTGAAGAAGCTGCTTTAGGACCTGCGAATCCGCTAGAGAGAAACGATGAATTTTGGAACAAGAAAGCGACTATCTGGGGTATCTCCGAAGGTGATGCTCGTGGTCGTCTGTGTAACAATTGCGAGTACTATTTTGATAATGAGCAGATCAGAGATTGTATCGCAAACGGTCCTGCAAACGATCTCAAAGCTTCAGCACTACCGTTAACACCTGCTTGGGCTGATATTGAAGCACACCCAGTAGGTTACTGCACTATGTGGGACATTACTTGTTCTCCTATCCGTACCTGCGACCATCAAGAGATATTCGAGCGTCCTCTAGTCGAGGAAGACGAAACAACTTCGGAAGCTAATCCTATTTATACTGACCCCTTCAAATCAACATTGGAAGACTAATACATGAGTGATCCGTTAATCGACGAAAACATCGATAAAAATGAATTTGTAGACGAGACAGACGCTGACAAAGAGTTAGTTAGTTTTGTTCTTGACCACTGTACTGAATGGAGAGATCACAGAGATGTAAACTTTGTCATCTACTGGCAAGAGTATGAGCGTCTCTTCCGTGGTATCTGGGATCCAGCAGATAAAACTCGTGACTCTGAGCGTTCACAGTTAGTTACTCCAGCAATGGCTCAAGCAGTTGAGTCTAAGCAAGCAGAGATCTCCGAAGCTATCTTTGGTCGTGGTGATTGGTTTGATATTGAAGATGATATCAACGATAAAGATCCTACCGATGTACAGTTTATGCGTCGTCAGATGCACGAGGACTTCCGCCGTAGCAAGATTAAGAAATCGATTGACAATATTATTCTCCTAGGCGAGATGTACGGTACAGGTATCGGTGAGATTGTTATTGAAGAACAAACTATCCTAGCACCTGCTACTCAGCCTATCCCCGGAGCTAGTATTTCTGCTATTGGGACAATGGAGAAGACGCAGTTCATGGTTGGCTTGAATGCTATCAACCCACGCAACTTCCTCATTGATCCTAATGCCGAGACTGTAGATGAGTCTCTTGGTGTTGCTATCGAAGAGTATATGTCTTACTACACAATCGTACAAGGTATCGAAAAAGGTATCTATCGTAAGGTTGATGTAGTTCCTAGCTATCGTTCGACTAAGCTAGAAGCTGTACAAGAACAAGTTATCTCTCGTTCAGATAAAGTTTCTGTCATTCGTTATTATGGTTTGATTCCACGTGCAATGCTAAATGGCTTGGAAGACAAAGAAGATCCAGCAATGGAACTCTTCCCAGAAGACAGTGCTGGTGACGAGTATTCTGACATGGTTGAGGCTGTAGTTGTTATTGCTGATAACCAGTATCTGCTCAAAGCAGAAGAGTCTCCTTACATGATGAAGGATCGTCCTGTAGTTGCGTATCAGGCTGATTCTATGCCGGGTCGCTTCTGGGGTCGTGGTACGATTGAGAAGGGCTACAATATGCAAAAAGCCCTTGACGCACAGATTCGTAGCCACTTAGACAGCCTTGCACTGACTACTGCTCCAATGATGGCTATGGACGCTACCCGTCTGCCACGTGGTGCTAAGTATGAAGTACGTCCGGGTAAGAACTTTTTGGTTAACGGTAATCCTGCTGAGATTATGATGCCATTCAAGTTCGGTTCTACCGATGGTGGCAATATGCAGACTGCTACAGCATTCCAGCAGATGCTTTTAGCTGCTACAGGTACTCTAGACAGCTCTTCTATGCCTAACTCAGTAGCTGGTGGAGAAGCCTCTGGTGCTGGTTTGTCGATGGCTTTGTCTGGTTTGATGAAGAAAAACAAACGTGCTTTGATTAACTTTCAAGAAGACTTCCTGATTCCGTTCATTGAACGTGCTGCATGGAGATTTATGCAGTTTGACCCTGAGCGTTATCCAGTTAAAGACTTCAAATTCATGCCTGTATCGACCATGGGAATGGTTGCAAGAGAGTATGAACAGCAGCAAATGGTTGGTTTAATGCAGACTCTTGGACCCAATAGCCCAATTACCCCTGTATTGCTCCAAGGTATTGTACAAGCTAGTTCACTTTCTAATCGTGAAGACATTATTTCACAGCTACAGAAGATGTCACAGCCTGATCCACAAGCTCAACAACGTGCAATGCAAGAAGAACAGCTTAAAAATGGTCTGGTTGAGGCTCAAATCAACTACTACAACTCACAATCTGGTAAGAGCATGGCTGATGCTCAGAAAACTCAGATCGAAGCTCAACTTCTGCCACAAGAAGCTGAAGCTAAGATGATTGGTAACATCTCACGTGGTTCTAAAGACCCATCTGACTTTGATAAGCGAGTTAAGGTAGCAGAATTGGCACTTAAAGAGCAAGATATTCAGTCCAATGAGCGTATTAGTGTTATGCAAATGCAACGAACTAAGCTAGTATAACAAAATAAGTTGCAAAGTACTTGACAATTGGTTGAAATTGTGTTAAAATAGTGGTATTGCAGAAACTATAAACACATTTCTCCACTTGTTAAGGAAAAAGAAATGAAAAAAGAATTACAGGACTATTACGAGAATAGATTCTCCATGATGGCTACAAAAGGATGGCAAGACCTCCTTGAAGACCTAGAAATCATGATTGAAGCAACAAATACACTAGCTGGTGTAGACACAGAGCAGCAACTGCATTTTAAAAAAGGTGAAATGTCAATCCTTAACTGGATCAAAAACCTTCGAGATGCCTCTGCTGAAGTCTACGACCAATTACAGCAAGAAGAGAAAGAATTAGAGTATGCCTAGACGTCTGTATGAGTTTAAGTGTGCCAAAGATCATATCACTGAGCAGCTCGTCGATGAGACGATAAAAGTTTCTCAGTGCCGTGAGTGTGACGAGATGGCAACTCGTATTATTTCCCCTACTGGTATCTATTTAGAACCTTTCAGTGGAAATCACGTCGGTGCGTACGACCGATGGACCAGAGTAAGAGCACAAAAGCTTGCTCAGGAAAAGAAAACAAATGCCGAACATGGTTCATAAGTGGTGATCGTTACCGCCGAACTATTTTAAAAACATCCTACAATCTTTACGACAGGAAACATGATGGCTGAATTAATTGAAGTGCAAGATGACCAAGGCAGTATTGCAAGCTTAGACCAATCTATCGCCGGTACAACTACAGATAACACTGTAACAACTGAACCCGTAGAACAAACAACTGAAACTGTAATTCCTGATAAGTATAAAGGTAAATCCTTTGACGAAATCATGAAGATGCACCAAGAAGCTGAAAAGCTCATTGGACGACAGGCTCAGGAAGTTGGTGAAGTTCGTAAACTAGCTGATGAGTTAATCAAGCAACAACTCAATACCAATAAGCAAGACACGCAGCCACGTGTAGAAGATAACGAGATAGATTACTTTGCTGATCCTGACAAGGCAGTAAATCACGCAGTAGCAAACAATCCTGTTGTTCGCCAACTTAAAGAGCAAGCGGACGCACAAAGACTAGAACAAGGTCGAGTACAACTCGCAACCAAGTTCCCTGACTTTCAACAGATTGTTAACTCTGATGATTTCTTGACTTGGGTAAAAGGCTCTAGAGTACGCATTGATTTATTTACTAAAGCTAATAACTTTGATTTTGATTCTGCTGAAGAATTGCTTGAGACATTCACCGCTATCCGTGGAATGAAAGCTCAACAATCTCAACAAGCAGACGCTAATTTAGTTAAAGGTGAAGAGCAGAAACGCTCACAAGCACTTAGATCAGCAGCAGTACAAAAGGGCGGTACTGGGGAAGTAGGCAAACCAATTTATAAACGTGTCGATTTAATTCGTTTAAGAATGACAGATCCTAACAGGTACAACGATATGCAAGACGAAATTCATGCTGCGTATGCCGAAGGACGAGTCCGTTAATTTAATTTTAGGAGATTTTTAAAATGGCTTTAGGTACAAATCATCAAACAGTAACAACTGCAGATAAGTTTATCCCCGAGATTTGGTCCGACGAAGTAGTTGCGACCTACAAAAAGAACTTAGTCCTTGCAAACCTCATCAAAAAATTGTCTTTCAAAGGCAAAAAAGGTGACACACTCCATATCCCTAAACCGGGTCGTGGTTCCGCTAATGCTAAATCTGCTTCTACTCAAGTAACACTGAACACAGATACAGCAACTGAAATCAACGTATTGATTAATCAGCATTTTGAATATTCAATCTTGATCGAAGATATCGTCGACATTCAAGCTTTGGCTTCTATGCGTCAGTTCTACACTGATGACGCTGGTTACGCTTTGGCTCGTCAAGTAGACACTTCATTGATCCAATTAGGTCGTGGTGTTAATGGCGGTGCAGGTACTGCTGCTTATGACACAGCTTATTTAGGTTCAAATGGTACAACTGCTTATGTTGCAGCTTCTAATAACGAAGCAGCTATCACTGATGCAGCTATCCGTCGTTCAATCCAGCGTTTGGATGACAACGATGTTCCAATGGACGGTCGTTTCTTGATCGTTCCACCTTCAAGCCGTAACACATTAATGGGTATCGCTCGTTTCACTGAGCAAGCCTTCGTTGGTGAAACTGGTGGTGGTAACACAATCCGTAATGGTGAAGTTGGTAACGTATATGGTGTTCCAGTATTCGTTTCAACAAACGCTGATACAACATCAGGTTCAGGTGCTGCTCGTATTGCATTGCTAGGTCATCGTGACTTTGCAGTTTTAGCTGAGCAAATGGCTGTTCGTTCACAGACTCAATACAAACAAGAGTACCTCGGTAACTTGTTCACTGCAGACACAATCTACGGTGTTAAAGAGTTGCGTGACGGTTCTGCTGTTGCACTAGCTGTTCCAGCCTAATACCTAGAAACTAGGTTCTGCCCTGCTCAAGAGAGTGGGGCAGTTTACTTTAGTGCTCTGCCAAGAGCCTTAAAATAAACTGTGGAGATATAACATGGCAATTTTTAAATGTACGGAAACCAATAATACAGTAGAGTTTGATTTAGAGCACGATATTCGTACTATGCGTCAACACCCCGGCTACGTAGAGGTCCTCGAAGAGGTTAAACCTGTTGTAGAAATTAAAGAAAAGAAAACTGTAGCTAAATCTAAGGCTGAATAATGGCTATTTATCGTGGAGCAGGTGGAGCAGGTGATGCTACTGCAGACTCGTCAAGTGAAGCCTTATTAGTTCGTCAGTTAGCTGTTTCAACACAGGCTAGTGCTGATTCTGCTACTGCGTCGGCTAGTGCTGCTTCAGGCTCAGCCACATCTGCTAGTACGTCAGCTACTAACGCAGCTACTTCAGCAACTAACGCTAGTAACTCTGCTTCTACAGCAACTACTCAGGCTACTAACGCATCTAACAGTGCGTCTACAGCTACAACTAAAGCTTCTGAAGCATCTACTTCAGCTACCAATGCTGCTAGTTCAGCATCTTCAGCAAGTACTTCAGCTACTACAGCAACTACACAGGCTACTAATGCTTCCACTTCCGCATCTGGAGCAAGCACTTCAGCAACTAACGCATCCAACTCAGCCACTACAGCAAGCACTCAAGCAACAAACGCTGCAAGCAGTGCATCGGCTGCTTCCACTTCTGCAACCAATGCAGCAAGCTCAGCTACATCCGCATCAGGAAGTGCTACTTCAGCAACTTCTTCAGCCTCTAGTGCCAGCACTTCTGCAACTAATGCAGCAGCCAGCTCTACAAGTGCAGCAGGATCAGCAACAACAGCAACCACTCAAGCAGGTATAGCAACAACACAGGCTTCCAATGCCTCTACGAGTGCCACCACAGCGTCTACGCAAGCTAGTAATGCTAGTACCTCAGCTACTAACGCTGCAGCCTCTGCGACCTCTGCAAGTGGCTCTGCGTCGACTGCTACTACACAGGCATCTAATGCCAGTACTTCAGCTTCTAATGCTGCTACTTCAGCAACTAACGCAGCCAATTCAGCCACAACTGCAGCATCATACACACCAAGTCAAACAGGTAACTCTGGTAAGTTCTTAACAACTAATGGTACTGCTACATCTTGGGGTACTGCAGTTACTTCTGTAACAGGTACTGCACCAGTAGTATCTTCAGGTGGTACAACTCCAGCAATCTCAATGCCAGCAGCTACTACGTCTGTTAGTGGTTATTTGACCAGTACTGATTGGACTACCTTTAATGGAAAACAAGCAGCAGGTTCTTATGTAACTGTTGGTGGAGCACTAGGTACTCCTTCTTCTGGTACGCTGACTAATGCTACTGGTTTACCTGTTGGCGGTATTACTGCTACTGGTACTCCATCGTCTACTACTTATTTACGTGGTGACGGTTCTTGGGCTACAGTATCTGGTTCTGTCTCTGTTACTGGTGGTGACTTAACGCTATCTGGTAATACTGGTACAGCAATCACCAATGCAACTCTTGCTACAGTAAACTCTAACGTAGGTTCATACGGTTCTTCAAGTTCTATTCCTGTAGTTACAGTTAATGCTAAAGGTTTAGTAACTGGAGTAACTACTGCTGCTGTAGCTGGTGGACAATACTTTGGCTCTGCTTCTACAAAAGCCATTGCTTATAATGCTACAAGCATTGCAGAGAATATTACAACGACTACAGGTAACAACTGCTTATCTGTTGGTCCAATTACAATTGCATCTGGTTACTCTGTAACTGTTGCATCAGGTCAAAGGTGGTTAGTACTATGAGTTCAGTCGTAATCTCAGGCGATACATCAGGAACTATTACTTTAGCTGCCCCTGCCGTAGCTGGTACTAATACTATTACGCTTCCAGCAGTAACTGGTGAAATAGCTTTATACGCTGCTCCTCAAACAACTTACTACACAAGTGGTTCAGGAACATACACAGTACCTTCTAATGCCAAATACTTATATGTAGAAATGATTGGTGGTGGTGGAGGTGGAGGTGGTTCAGGAGTTGCAAGCGGTGGAACAGGTGGAACAGGTGGCAGCTCAACATTTGGTAGTTCATTATTGACTGCCGTTGGTGGTACTGGCGGTGCTAATGGTGCTATTGCTGCTGGTGGTGCAGGAGGTACTGCTACTGTGTCTAGCCCAGCAGTCGGTGCAACATTTACTGGTGGTCTTGGTGGACCATCAACCGATGGTTCAGGAAGTGCTGCTTATGTATCTAGTAGTTCTGGTGGTAGTGGAATATTTGGTGGCGGTGTAGGAGGTGGTGGCATTGGTGGATATACTCTTTCTAGTGGAGCACCCGGAAGTGGTGGTGGTGCTGGTGGTGGAATCAAAGCCTTTATTACAAGCCCATCATCTACATATTCTTATGCCGTAGGAGCTGCTGGAGCTGCTGGTTCTGCTGGAACAAGTGGTGTGGCTGGAAGTGTTGGAACTGCTGGTGCTATTTTTATCACAGCCTATTTCGGATAAGACTATGAACAAATACGCAATCATTCAAAACGGAGTAGTTATTAATTACATTGAGTACGAGACTCAACCTGACAATCCTCCTCCTTCTTTTACAGATGGAACAATAGCTGTATTAAATAATAATGCTGGTGTTGGTTATACATATAACAATGGTATCTTTACTGAACCAAAGCCATTTCCTAGTTGGGTTCTTGTAGATAATAAATGGACTGCACCAACAGAAAAACCAAATGATAATAAATATTATGTTTGGAATGAGCCTACTACAAGCTGGAAGGAATTAGCATAATGGCATCTACTATTTCAGCAGGTACTACTAGCGGAACAGCCTTAAACATGGCTGGTGATACTAGCGGTCAATTACAGTTAAAAACTAATAATGGCACTACTGCGGTAACTATTGATACATCACAGAATGTAGGTATTGGTACTACTTCTCCATCTTCTAAATTAGATGTTGTAGGTGCTTTACGATTAACAAACACATCAAATTCAGCTAATTATGGAACGCTTTCTGATGGTGGTGGTTTAATTGTTACTTCTGCTAACAGTAACCCAATGTATTTTTATACTGGTGCTACAGAACGGATGCGTATTGACTCTAGTGGTAATGTAATAGTAAGCGGAACTTCTACATCATCAGACGAAGCTACTTATCAAAGCGGTGGAGTGTTTGTTTCAAGAAGGGCATCATCTGCTGGAACTACTCATGCAAACTTCTTAAAC